GCGTCGTAAGTATCTTGATGCAATGCTTGCCAATGACATGGCTAAAGCGAACAAGATCAAGAGCAACTTTGAAAAGAGATTCAAGTTTCCCTTGTCTGTCTCCAAGATGCAGGTAGACAAGGCAATCGAACTACGGGAAGTTCCTCTTAAGGAACGCATGTACAAGAGGATGACTCCCGACATGCGGCCTCAGGTGCGTCCTTACCTTGAAGAAAGACTTGAGACCTTGAAGTCTCGAACGCCAGAAGAACTGGATCTTAGTACTGCTAAGAAGGCCCGGTTGCTACCTTCTACGTTTGAGTCCTTTGATCCTTATTCTGCCGTGACAGAATAAAGGATTCGGGAGCCCCACGACTTCATACCCCCCACCAAGATAAGTCAACCGAAAGGTTCTAAACGCTGACTTGTACTGGAAGTGGGGGGCAGCAAAGTGAAGCCGCACTCATTGGTTACAGGCTCCCGAACCACACACGAGAAAGCACCCCCACCCCTCGCGGTCGCAAAGGGATGAGGGGCTAGGAGGCTCAAGAGCCAGCGGCAGCAAGTGCCAACTTGAATGCCTTGCTGGTGTTGTCGGCTGCAACACCCATCACCTTGTTGACTGACTGTGTGTCGCCACCCTTGCGGACACGGTTCTGGAGCCAGCGACTGGTGGCGTTGAATGCGTTCCAGTAGGTAGCACCGGCAACGTCATGCTCCATGTCAAAGGTCATCGACATGTCGTAGATGTTGCTGAGTGCGTTGTTGTAACGACGATCCGACTCTTCCGCATTAGTACGCTCGGCACTGTTCATCTTGACGATGGGGTCAACAACCTTGGCGTACATGTCGAGGAAGAAGGCTTGCACCTGCTCTCCGGTCATGGTGACGTTGCGGAGATGATTGCAGGCATCTACGAAGTCCTGCTTACCAACGAGTGCCTTACGCATGGCGATCTTGGCAGCGGGTAGTCGGCTGTGGAGTTTGGAGGTGTGTCGATACGAGAACACCTTGCCACTGCCTTGCATGGCCCACGACAGCGTGTTGTTGCACACGACACGGACGGAGGTCGTCATGCCGGTGAAGGACAGGCTGCCGTCGTGTGCGTTGGCGACGAGGATGTAGGGGGTGACGGGGTCGTCGTTGGGGCCGACGTTGAAGGAGTCGGTCTTGAGGAGGAACCAGACCTTTCGTCCCCCCAACAGGCTCCCCGCCGACTCCACCTTGACCACGGAATCCATCGACAGTTCTTCGCAGAAGGTTGCGAGTTCCGTGTTCTGGATGGGGCTGAAGTTCTCTGACACGCAGCCCAGCACTTCGCTGGTGTCACTGCGTACATTGAGAACCCATTTGTCCGAGTGGAAGGTGTCGCCGTTGGAGGTGCCACCACGAACGCCCATGGTCTGGTTGACGTTCCAGTCCATGTTGGCGAGTTGAAGGGCTTCCTCGGTGGTGGGTGCTTCCTCGACGACGGTGCCGAGGCCGTGCCATGCCTTCTCCCTGTGGAGAACAATGTTGTCGGTACTGGTGATCTCGTGAGCCATTATCAATACTCCGCAATCTGGGTGTGAATGGTAACTTGCACAACGACTTCCGCGTCGATGATATCGCTACCAGTGGTGAGGTGCTTTGGCAGTTCCCGCTCAATGGACTCGTTGATTGTGTCCTTGATGATGTTCTGTGCATCGGACGGGAGATGCTCCCAATGAAAAACCCGACTAGTCATAGCCGGGCCGGTGTGAATGTCCTCGCATGTGAGGTTCTCAGTGTGCATTACTTAAGGTATCCTTCTTCCTTGAGGAATCGCTTCAGGGCAACGCGACATGCGACCGAACGAGAACCCATGTCGTAGTCGTTCTGAAAGGCATTGATTGCCTTAACGATCTCGGAGTCACAAGAGATGGTAAAGACATGCTTCTTGCCAATCTTTGGCGGCATGGTCTTTGTCGCCTTGGTGTACACAGGGGTGTTGTAAGTGACGGTAAAACGCTTGTTTCTCTTAGCCGTCTTCTTGGTGGTCTTCTTGGCGGGCATTTTCTGCTCCTAGTGGTAGCCAGACTTCGTAGTTGTCTGGGGGTGTGAAACGAACGCCACCGGGGATACGTCCCGGTAGTAGCGTCGCATGTTGTGGGGGGGAAAGAAGAGGTCGTAACTCCTCTTTGTGATCTGCGGTCACATAAAAATCTATGAACTTTAGAGAGCCCCGAACCTGACGGAACGTCATCACGAGTGGACGATGTAGACGCTCGGCAGGTCCGGGGCTTTCTCCAACGCGGGCGATCAGCCAATCGCCCAGCACCGAGAGGGAGCCAGTCTGCCTCCAGAACCCACGAGGCGTAGGGTTCTGCCGGTCCAATGGCGGCAGCGGCAGGGCTTCTAGGTCTTGCGTGATGCGTATTCTGACTGGTGCATCAAGCCCTTCCCGTTCTCGGGCACGGGAGACAGTAGCCCATACTGGCAATTCAGTCAACTTCATCCCCCTAGAATAGCCTCACGCCCCTCATAAAGAAGGACGTGAAGCCGGAGGAGAAAGAGATCTAAGGAAAAGGCATGGGGTCCGTGGCAACGGTATCCCCATGCCGGAAGTGGGGGGACTAGTTTGGAGGCTGCATTATCCCATGTCCCAAGAGATAGTGCAAGTTAAAAGCCCCGACGCCAGACACCGCGAAGTAAAAGACGCCGGGACCTAAAGAGAGGATTAGTAAACGGGGCCACCAAGGGTGCCTGTGGTTACCCGTCCCGGACTGGCACCTATCCTTTGAGCGGGGGGCTCAGGACTCTTCAAGGCGAGCGAGAATCATCTCTTCGCCGTAGACCTTGCCGTTGGCTCCCTCGCGGGACTTGCAACGGACCTTGACCGGGACTTCTTCAGTACCGAGGAGTTCCTCGATCTGCTGAAGACCGGAGCCCATGCTGGCAACATCGCCAAGAACGACGGTGAGCGTCTGCTTCATCCGCTTGAGGGCGATGTCCACACGAATCTGACCACCGTCGGTCTTGAGGCCAGCCTTGCCGCAGTCGGGGAAGACCATGGGACCACCCTCGAAAGAGCGGGGGTTGTCGGGCTGATCGTCGTCCTGAAGGAGACGGTAGTGGAACTTGATGAGGGTGCCGTCGTGGGTGGTGCCATCCTTCTCCTTGAAGGGGCAGTCAACCTGAACGATGCTGGTCATCAGGCACTCGTAGGTTCCGTCTTCGGGGAACCAATCGTTGTAGCCTTGGGAGACTTCGGTCTCGTTGAAGTCGGACTCGAAGTTGTCGAAGACGGCTCGCTTGATACTCATTGCTCTGTTTCCTTATTTGCGTTATCGAACGCGGACTCGAATGAACCCCACGGATCAACAGGATCCAAAGGGATGTTGGGCATACGGTTAGTTGTGCGGGTGCGAATGATACGAGAGAAGCGTGCATCATCAAACGCCAACTTGCGGTCGTAGATGATCTGCTCCTTCGGGATCTTTCGTTCGATCTCCTTCGTGCCGGATTTCACAATCTTTTTCTCCATCACGGTGGTGGAGCGTCGATCGCAGCACACGGGAGCAATCATCTCAACGGCTGGCGTCAGGCGACGGACCATGCCTGCCGAGAGATTGAGGGTCAACTCTTCCTGCTTTGCTCCGTCGTCGGAGATCTGCAAGAACTCACGGCTGAGGTGTGCAATGAACCACACCCCGTAACCTACTTGGCGTAGGTCAAACGCGAACGACAGGATCTCGTCGAAGAGTTTGTCGTAAGCGGCTGGGCCGTGAGCCTGCTCGAAAGAAGTCTTGCCCATCTTCTTGGCGATGTACGGCTTGAGCAGTCGGACGCAAGGCGTGATCGTGTCGAGGACCACGCACTTGGGTCGAGGCTCGTTGGCCTTCGCCATGTCAATGAGTTGCTGCTTCTTCTCCAGTACTTTCTCCCAATCCAACACGATGTGCTTGTTGTCGATATCGACTGGAAGACCCTGATCGTTGACGCCGGGCCAGATGGTGGCACGACATTCTGGCGTCACGGTGGACGAGAGATCAAGGTTGATGATGAAGGCATCGGGGTTGGACTGAAACAGGTATGACTTGCCTGTGTTCTGTTCTCCAACCACCATGCCGAAGAGAGCGTTGAGCGGATACTTCATCCGCTGTCCTGAGAAACCGAGTTTGGTAAAGCCCATCGGTGTTCCTTCTACTAGAGTTGTATGATTCATGCCAGACCGAACATGTCGTTACGTCGTTGCTGGCTCCTGTACCTTGACGGTTCAACCTCTTCATTATCAAATATGACTTCTTCCTCCGAGGCATCCGCCCCGGCGGTCGCCGGGGGCGGTGCATCGGGGTAAAGACCCTTGATCTCCACCTTCTTCACGAAGGTGATACCCAACATGTTGAGATAACTCTCGAACTTAGCGGCTGACATTGACACGCCTTCTTGGTCAATGAACGCTTTGCGGAGATCTGCCTTGGTGTTGATAGCACCGTAGTTTTCGCAGACCTTCTGCAACTTAGGGCGGATTACCGCCTCTGCAATGTCGTTCTCAAAATTGTCGTCACTCATTTTCGCTTCCTTTGTTTGTAGCCCGGTAGGGGCTTGTGCTTGGACTTGGTACGATCTTTGGGGTTGGAACTCCTATTCCTTCCTGCTCGGTAAATAGCGTCCCGTGTGGACTTGCCCTTCCAGTGTCCTTTCATTCCTCGAACTCCGACCCCGGTTCAGCAATGACATCAAACTCCACTTCTTCAGGGATGGGGTCATCCCGACGACGAAGCGTAAACCCTTCGCTTTGAACCAGCGAGGGCCAGTCCCCTACAGGCGACAGCATGAAGGGGGAGTAGGTAGAGAACCGTCCCATGTGGGCGACCCGATCTGACATCGGGAAGTTCTCTGGGTATGGGTTGCAGAGGGCGTAGTGTTGGACCAGCCTTACGCGGTCACGATACCGTTTGTTGATGGCGGGGTCAAGTACTAGGGACGCCTTTGTCATTGAAATGTTGACGGGTGGATCTTCGGCCCACTCCGGTGCCTTG